GCCACCAGTGAAAGTTAGTGTGTATCCATTACGGTCTCCTTGAGCAGTTCCACTAGCAGCAGTTCCACCAGTTACATCTAATCCAGAAACACGACCTAACAACCAATATTTATCGTTAGCATCTTGTACTACTGCCATCAGAGTAGCTTGAGCGAGAAGCAATATCTCATTGCGAGTATTTGCTTGGAGTTTGTTTAGAACAACAGAAAGTTCTTGAGCATAAAACACAGTTCCGTTCTCTACAGAAGCGGTAACAGTTTCAGTCAAAGAACCTGTATTCTTAACTAACTCATATTTGTAGAATACTTTATTCGCTGCTTTAGTAATAGCAGAAACAATACCAGAAGCCTCTGTAACCGCAGTTACGTTTGCGTGGTTGATTAACCACACAGCTTTGATACCGCCTAAACTATCTTTGCAATCGAGTGTGTACCCTTGAGTTAAAGCACAAGGCATTTTATTAAGTTTTAAAAGTTAATGGTGGGTAACCCTTAAAGCTACCCACCTTTTAATTAGATTATGAAAGAAGCAATCTCATCCAAGAAGGCTACATTCACACCCATCTTGAACTCGCTCACGAAACGAACTTGGTCAGCCTCTTTGGCATAGAAAAGTTCGAAACGCTCTTCCTCATTCAGAAGGTCTGTACCGAGGAACATATTGCTCAAACGGATAGCATAAATCTTATTTACACCATTCAAACCTGGAGTAGCTACAACTTTGATTGGAGTACCGGGTAAGAAGAACTCGCTATCAGCCTTACCATCGAAAGCATAGTTGAACATATTAGCGTTCTTCAATGCAATTGTGTAAGTACGGAATACATCTTGACCGCACCAGATAGTCATATCATCTTTTGCAACAACAGTTGCAGGGATTGCTTTGTAAAGAGCATCAAAAATCGCTACTACGTTAGCAGTTGTGATTGCAGTTGCAGTACCACCATAATAAGTTGCGTTGTTAGCTTCTACGGCAGAACTACCAACCAAAGTTACTAAACCTTGGAACTTATTCAAGTTTACGTTAGCACTTCCAGTTGAACCTTGCCAGATAGCAGTTTCAAGTTGTGCAGCGATACGAGCAGCTTTCTTGTCTGTGTAATCAGAAGCGAAAGCGATTGAATCGTAACGGCTTCCCTCTGGTAAAGCCTTCTGCAAATATTTTGCTTCTAGGTCTTTAGGACAAAGAGATTCGTTTACTTTAATTTTACCAACAGTTACAGTACGCTGCGTGAAAGTAGTTGAACCACTTGCGTTGAATCCGCAAGAGCCACCCGCTTGGAAGATAGCGTCAGTATCCATAATGTTGATTGTCTCGGCAGATTTTACACCTACCATTACGTTTCCTTGACTCTTAATCAAAGAAGCGGTTTTACTTCCGAGTACGGAAGAAGTTACCAATAGAGCTTCATTCTCTTTGGTATAATTTGCTAATGCTGAAACATCAAAAGCCATTGTTATTAAATTTTAAGTTTTTAAAAATTTATTTTGCGTAATTAGAAAGAAAACGAGAGATTTTATCGTTTTTAGATTCGAAATGCTTTGTGAATTGCTTAGGTTGAGTAGGAGCAACTGAAGGAGTTTTAGTAAGTTCGATAACTACATCAGTAAGTTCAGAGATAGCCTTAGAGAACTTATCGTTCATTTGAGCAATGTTCTCGCTCATTTTAACTTCAGCCTCTTTCTTGTAACTCTTCAACTCTTCGATTTGTGCTTCCATTTCAGCGACCTTCTTCTTCATTAATTCAACTTCTGATTCGGGTGCTTCGATTTCAACTTCAACTTCTGGTACTTTAATCTCAAGGATTGTGCCTGTTTCATCTAAAACGATAACAGAACCATCAGCAAGAGTATGCTCTCCAACAGGAGCAGGAACTTCGTTCCCAGCCTCATCTAAAAGAGTAACCTTACCGCCAACCTCAAGTTTATCAACCATAACTTTTACACCACTCGCTAAAACATATTCAGCGAAATTGGCTACGGCAACTTCTGGAGCAGCTTGTGCTTCAGCGAACATTGCCTTGATTTTTAATAATGCTTCTTGTGGAGACATAAAGAATTTACCCATAAATAGTAAACACTTATGTAAGTGACCAAATAGAAAAAAAATGGGAGCGTTAGAAAAAAAAGGGGAGCGTAGAAACACCCCCCTTCAAACAAAACTATGAAAACTAACTATGAAACCTCTTTTAGAATATTGATAATGTCTTGCATCATCTTTTCTTCTTTGGTATCGGTTTTGTAATTAAATATCCCTTCAACCGAAAACCCTTGTACTTTGCCATCCTTAATCATTTCCCAAACCTCATCATTCTCCACCTTAAAAGAACCAAACCAAGAGCCATCCTTAACATCTTCAAAACCTTTCATCGGATGAATACCCCTCTTTTCATCTACTATCCAACTCTCGAACATTGTTACCCCATCCATCACTTGACCGGAATCGTGCATCAAATTTACGTTATTTTGGTAACCTTTCTTGAAATATTTTTGAGCAATCTTTTTAATAGTGTCTTTAGTAAATACAACATAATATTCGCCATTGGAATCATTACGATAAATAGGAGTATCAGCTAACATCAAAGGACCAGAAACAATCCTTTCCTCTTCATCTTGAATGGCAAACTTCTTTTTCTCAATTGAATTAATCTTAGCCTCTGCCCAACCTAAAGCGGTCTTTCCACCCCACGCATCGTACATCAACTTGCCACAACCATCTTCATAGCCTTTAGAGTTTTCTAAATCTACTAAATGCCTTGAAAGATAAGAGTACATTCTTTTAATTGTCTCAAACGATATAGGCTCTCCGTTGGCTAACTGATTTGCTCTTTGCTTACCTACCGGTGTTCCGCAATCCCCCCATCCGTTTTCCTCTGTCCAATCCAAAACTCTTTTAGCGTTGTTTTTAACGGAATCCGGATAATCAGAATACGAATCTTGGAAGGCTAAAAATGATTTCTCAATTGCAGGTCTATCAACTAAGGCTACAAAATCAACTTCGACATTCGAATCTAAATCCTCTACTATATCTAATCGGTATATTGGTAATTGTTTTTCCATAACTATAAATAGATTTTAACTTAATCTTGCAGCCCTATTGATTCTTCGAATTCTTTCTTGTGAGTTAGTAACATCACTTTCAAGCACATAGGAACGATTTGTTGCCGAACCTAATTGCTGAATAGAAGTAGAATCTAATTGAGTACGAGTATTAACCAATGGCGCAGAAGGTGTAATAGGAGCAGAACCAGATATTGAAGATACTGATGGTGTACTTCCCGAACCGCCTTTTGTACCCTTAACAGGTGGAACTTTTACCGCAGTAATTGCTCTCACTGTCTTTATACCGGTAGCAACAATAGCTGCAACGTTAGCCACCTTTGCAATAACATCAAACGGAGATGGTAAAGTAGATTTTTGTTTTAACGCTTCGGAAGCACCTTGATAAGTATTAATTAAAGCAGTAGCAACACCTAAAGCCTTTCCTGCAAGTGTGTCCTCTCCAACAATAGCAGTTAAATTTTGAATTGCACTTCCTACTTCTTTTAATTGTTGTTTTTTAAGTTCAGCTTCTGCTAAAGCTATTTCTTTTTTTGCTTGACTTGCTTTTTCTTCTGCATCTACTTCTGCAAGTAAGTTGTTTGTAATTGCATCAAGTTCATCAAATGAATTTTGAATCTTTAAATCACTTGCCTCTTGCTCTGTTTGAACCTCTGCAAAAAGTTTATTTGTTAAAGCATCAACCTCTTCAGCACTACGTTGGTCAGCTATTACTTTCCTTTCATTATCATATTTCTGCCTTAGTACTTGTAATGCTTGTTGTTTAGCTTCTTCACTTGCTACACTTTTTTCAATCTCCGCTTTGTCTCTTTCAAATTGTGTTGCAATGCGTATCTCTTCTTTAACCTTTTCATCTTCTATTTCAGATAAAAAGATTTCATCACTTAATTGTTGTGTCCTTTGTTGTAGGTCAGCATCTGCTTGTTTTATTTCTTCATTTCTTGCTTTTCTATCTTCTACAACTTTTGAGTTTTCTTCTTGTCTTTTTTTAGTTTCTTCTTCTTGTTGTTTATTAATTCTGTTTGCTTCTTGGATATCTAAAACCTCTTTATCGGTTTTTAATTTCCTAAATTCAGCCATCTCTTCTTCGTTAAGTTTACCAGTTGTTTTCAACTTATTACGAAGAACATTTAGTTCATTATCTGTACGTTGTAATCTTAATCTATAAATCTCTTCTTCTTTTCCACCTAACGCAGTAAGAACGGAAATTTGATTATCAATTTCTCCGTTCATTTTTTTTGTAGATAAGGCAAGTTTCTCTTGAGCCTTCTCGGCATCAGAAGTTCTATTTGTCCAATCTATAATCTTATCAACTAAAACACCAATTCCAATAACTAAAACACCTATTCCTGTGGCAAGGATAGCACCACGCAAGGCTCTAAATGCTAATGAAGTTTGAGCAACTGCAACACCGAATGCCCTTTGAATTGCTCCTGCTGCTATCGTAGCAATGTTATAAGCCTTCTGAAATATCGTTGTACTTTGAATAACCGCACTTAGTTGTTTAAAGGAATCAATACTTTCTCCCAAAGTTTGCAAACCTTGAGAAACCGCCATTGCACTTTGAACTTTTAAAAGTGTTTTTTCTACTTTATCACTTTCAACTCCAACTAAACCTAAAGCACCTTGTACGGCAGCAAAACCACCAGCAACACCGCTTAATGTAGAAGTAAATGCTCGGAATTTAGCATCTGGGTTAAAAGCATCTGTTAAACTTTTAGCATCACCGATTCTATCTCTCAAATCCGCAGCCTTCTTTGCAGCGTTTACTGCTTCTTGAGAAGTAGCACCAAATTTTTCAGATAGTTTTGTTACATCGGCTTGTGCTTCTCTTAATTGTTGTTTTAAAGAACCGACTGACCTGGTAGCTTCACTACCATCAACTTGTATTTTTAAACCTACTATTTCGTTTGCCATTATTCGTATGTTAATTCAATTACTCGTAAAAACTCACATTTAGTACTTTCGGGGTTCGTAGGGTTGTAGTCAATAACTTTATTTAATCTCCACAAAGCACCATCAATATAAATTAGCTTTGAGAAATCTAAACCATAGATATCGGTTAACTTTAAATAGACATTGCAAGTTAAAAGTTTAGAATCCTTGTCCGTAATCTCCGCAACGTAATCACTCCAGAATCCATTAAATAAATTAGCCGAAGGATAACTAACACTCAAAGAAAAGTAAAGTTCTTTTGGCACACCGAAGTTAATATCAGCCGTTGGCACATCGGGGTCATCTAAATGCCCACCATATCCGTAATACGTTAAGTTATTAACAAGGTTACCAGTATCGCCTTTTAAATCCCAATTAGAAACCCCAGTAATCTTACGCACTTGCATTATTCGAATATTATGGTCTATTTGGTCTTCGGAAGGACTTGCAGATGAAGTATTAGATAATTTAAAGATAGTAGGGTAAACTTTATCATCGTTTGCATAACTCAATAAAGGAGTAGCCGAAAATATTACTTGAGATGTTTGAATATCATTTGCAAATTCGTAACCGGTGTCCTCAATATGGTCACCATAACCTTGTGCATAATGTTTTTGATATTCTTCATTGTAATTATCAACATCCGGTTTATACTTAAATTCAAAGAACCTTCCATTGAGTTCACTCATTGGTTTAATCTTGAATGCTTTGCTTCTATCAACCTTATTTGACCAATCTAAATGGTTAGCAGAATAGTCATCCAATAATAGTAAATCTATATTATCAACTAAAAGGTTTCCTTCAACATCATTTACTTGCAAGAAGTTAGCCGTTGTGGTATAGAAATCTATGTAAGGAATAATCTTTAAATGTTTATCCTTCATTGTATCTTCTATGATATAAAGATTGAACATCTTAACAATAGAAGCAAGGAAATCCTTTTGATATATACCTCTTGGAATACTACTATTGACAAATATTAAATTTCCATAAGCTAACGGAGATGCAGTAGCTACAATAGTTGTAGAAGTCAAATAACTATCTGGATAAATATAACAAGTAGAAGCACCAGATAAGTTAAATAGTTCATATTGTATAGAAAAATAATCATTGGTATTTAAAGCAATATCATAAGTTAATGTTGTATTAAAATCAATTCTACCGGAAGGGTCTCCAACAACTACTGTTTGTGTATTTACAATAGAGCCATTTTTAAATATATTTATTCTTAATGAGCCAGTTCCACCTTGTGGAATTTCTAAACTACCCGATGTATATATCGTTAACTTAGGGGTAAAATTACTTCCCAACCAATACAAAGTATCATAGCCACCAACTCCAAATTCATATCCAATAATTACAGAAGGATTTGGATATTCTGCACTTGCGGTACTTGATATTACACTATTGATAGTTATTGAATCAATATTTCCAGTAAATTGATTATTTGTGTAATTACTTAAAAACTTTTGGTTATTAGGGATTACTAATCTCTTAAATAAGTTCGTATCAAAGAAAGGTGCTTCGTAAGTATAACCACTTCCGGTGATAATCTTATCTAAATACTCCCTAACAAATAAAGCCGGTCTAAAGGCTTTGTATGACCAGTGTTTTTTGTTTGTGTGTACTTGTCCGTAATCAATCAACGGATAGTAATAACCCATTCCCGAAGCCGTAGTTCCCGATGCTTGTTGCCAAGAGTTTAAAATGTTTGTATAGTTCCAAACGTGGTCATAAGCCGAGAAATCTAAATCCTCTAGCTTGTCATTATTTAAAGCCGTAATAAACCCGCCTAACTCTCCAAATACAACACATTCGTATTCTATGCTCCCCCTATCAATAGTTATTTCTAAAAGGCGAATGATACCTTTGAATACTTGAATCTTGTCTACATATATAACACAACTTGCTGCTTTGGATGCGTTAAAGTTGTAACCCACGTTATCGGCTGAAGGGTTATAGAAGTTGCTTGATGTGAACTCAAATATGTGACCGAATAATTTGTTGTTGACTGCATTACCAGGTAGGATTATTGTTTTTGAAAAGTTAGTATTTCGTGAAGCAAAATCTTGTATATCATCAATTGCATACGTGAACTCCGATGACAAATCTTTGCTTAAATCTAACCTATTATCTTCAATATAGATTTCAGTTATCATCTGAATTGAGAGTTTATATTATTCGCTATTGAGATATCTAGTTCTAAATTATAGGTCTTATCTGCGTAACGCTTCTTCTCTGTCCAAGTATTTGTACCAACTTGAACTGGAATGAAGTTATTCCCCCTTTCTAAATATATTTCCGCAGAACCAATTAGTTCTTTAATTGCTAAATAATCAATATAACTTAACCAATCAGAAATCAATCTATAAGTTAGTTTTTGTCTTGTTGCAAATTGATTACTACCGCCATACAAAACACCATAAGAATTTGCTCGGTTCATTGCATTACTTGAATATTCCCATTCAATACCTTCGAATGAACTCTTTTCTATGTTTCTCGTTTGTCTGTTTACTGCGGTAAAATCCATTGTATCGTAACCACCGAGAGCATTTAAGTAATGTAAAGTAACTACATCGTTTTGCGTACAATTCAAATATACCCTTGCGGTGTTTCTTAGATTACCCGCAATCTTTATTTTAACATCATAGTAAACAGTAGTAGAAGATATTGCAGTTGTAGCTAGATAAGAATTTATTGCTCTTGGAGAAATATCTAATAAAGCAAAGTCCCTAAAGTTTACATTTGCTCCTGTGTAGTTTGTTGTTGTACTTCCGTTGTAAACCGATATATCAAGAGAATGGTTTTTAGGTGTATTCTCTGCATCCGATAAAAACGAAAGGAATAAATAACCGGTTTGTAATCTCTCTTTGTTAAAGTAGATATTTGCGTAATCTCTATTTGAAATAAAATTACCTTGGTATTGTGTTTCGTACTCTAACGGAGTAAGATACATCGGACTTGT